CCCGTGTGCTGCATTCACAGCGGCATGGAGAAGGACGTGCGCGACAAGGCGTACCAAGAGTTTCGCAGCGGGGCGCATCGCGTGCTCATTTCATCCAACGTGACGGCGCGCGGCATTGACATTCAGCAAGTCAGCACGGTCATCAACTTTGACATGCCGCGCGATGTGCACACGTACTTGCACCGCATTGGTCGCTCCGGGCGCTGGGGGCGCAAGGGCAGCGGCGTCAATTTTGTCACGCGCCGGGATTTCCGCAAGCTAAAAGAGATTGAGTCGTATTACGGCACGTCCATTCCGGAATTGCCCGCCAATTTTGGACTAAATTAAGCCGTCCATCCTGTCCAAGTCCAATCCCTGTCCAATTTAAAATAATTAAATTCATGTAATGTAAATTGAATTTAATTTAATTAGCGCAATCACACCCACAATGCCGGTCATGTTGTTGCCATTTTTTCCGTTGGTGACCGTGCTGATGAGCATGGTGTTCCTCGCGACGGTGAAATGCGCCGAGTTTGAATGCGCCGACATTGTGCAAGACGTTGCGGACTGCGACGTGTGCTGGTGCTACGAAGAGGGCGGGTTCGGATGCTGTTGCTGCACCGTGTGCCATGACGACTCGCCTCATTCTTACTCCAAAAAATCGTGAAACAGCTTGTCCACGTACATGGGCGTCAACTGCGGGTTGTACAAATAGCAGTTGCACTTGCCGTCCGCGCGATAACTGCCGTAGTGGCCGCCTCCGCAGTTGCAGTACCCCGGTGCGGGCTGCATCGGATCCGGCGTGAGCATGCACCAATCTTTCGGGTAGCCCTGTTCCACGCACGCCGACCAGTTTTCGTACCCCTCTTCCAGCGACGATTGCTGGTTGTAATTATACCGTGCAATGTAGTAAATTAGCATGACGCACATGCCCCATTTTATCCACTGGTTTGGAATTGATAACATGACAATCGGACAATGAGACAATGAGACAATGAGACAATCCCGCGATCCGACTTATACACATTGTTTGTTATTTTATTTTTGGTTCCATTGAGTTTAGTCATTGTGTTTCATGTTTCATGGATCCGGATTGTTTCTTTTTTTTTCGGACTCATGATATTGTTTGAATGCAACGTAATTGTAGTTGTGGTTGGGCAACTGAGTTGCAATGCGCGCATTGTATTTTTGCATGACGTCGTGCACCACCTCGTACAACATGGGTTGCCCCCCGCCGCAGTGCAATCCCGGTATGTGCAAAAAATACGCAGAGTGTCCAAATAACTCGCCGAATGATGGGCTGTCGGCGCACTGAACTGGATCATGCAGCCCGAAGTTGACGCCGGCGGTGCATGTGTGCAACAATTGTGCGTCCATGTCCAAATGCACCGCGTCGGGATGCGAATTGGCATATGCTGCAGTCGCCTTTTGATCATCCGTGTACCCATTTTCAAACATCCAATTGTTCAAATGCAGCAGGTTCTGGGCGTATCCGCATATTAGGCCGCCGTTCACGTATTTTTTTACACTGTCGGTTGGCCCAATGCGAATGCCGTGATGCTCAAAATAGGGTCCCAGCCATTCCACCTGCACATACACTTGATTTGGGTTGTAATTCACCCGACCTTCCGCAAACAGCTCCATGCTCATCACTATCGGCTTGTTCAATGCCTTGAATTCCGACACAAAGTAATGCGCGTTTCGCAGGCAATACACGTCGTGCGCATCTGTTATGATCACGATTTTGTCGGGGGGCAGTGTTTCCAAATGGTTGCGGCATGCCCTTATTTTCGTCATGAAATTCACCCACGTGTCGCCCTCCCCCAACACAACGTAATCCCAGTCATTGTTTTGCAGCGTTTCAACCAATCGCCGCGTGTTTTCATGATTCGTCGCTTTGAACTTGTTGCAATACGTGATGACCAGCGGCCGTTCGTTCATGCAAAAAATTTTGATAATAAATGATCACCGCGATGATTTATTATGGTTTAGTTGTTTAAATTATTATTTTGAACAATTTATTTATCAGCGTTTTTCTCGTTTTCTTTGTCTTCTTTGCCTTCTTTGCCTTCTTTGCCTTCTTTGTCTTCACGGGACTCGCATTGACAGCGGGACTCTTCGCTACGCTTTTCGCCACGCTTTTCGCCACGCTTTTCTCGGGACTCGCATTCGGCGACCGTTTCACAGTCAATTTGTGTTTTTTGGCATTGTATGTGTGCTCAAAATACTCCATCGGCGCATATTTTAAAAACCATTCCTCATATTCCGGATCGTCGCGTTTAAGTTCTTGGTATTTCTCGGCCTTTGCGGCCTTAATGTCGTCCAGCGTTTCCTGCTTGCCGTAGCACGTTATCCCGAAGCGCCGCAACAACCCGGTCTGTTTCAGCCGGTTGCGCTGCTGAATGTCATACAGCTGCTTGCACATGCACAATATGCGTTTCACGTCGTAATACGGCTTGTCCGTGTAAATCATGGCCAAATACAGGCTCATCATGGTGTCCGTGCTGGCAATGCGCACCTGCCGTTTCCCCATTTGTATCGTGTTGTAGCTGTGGCACGCCACCGGCTTGTAAATGAAGGCAACCGGTTCATTGCTCTTCCCAACCGCAATCTCGAAATGCTCCGGCACGATCTCGCCAATGCCCGAGTGCTTCGTGATCACCACGTTTGCGAAGTCGTTGTCTTCCAGCCGCTCTTTCAGTTTGCCGGCACTGGCCTCGGGATCCACCGACAGCACGTCAAAGTGCGGTATTTGCGCAAACAGCGCCTTCTCCGATTTCGGCAAATGCCGCGCATAGTGCGAAATGGCGTACCCCCCGAAAAACACCAGGTCTTCGTCTATGAACGCGTTGCGCACCGTGCGAAACAGGCGCACTTCCTCCGGCTCATCTTCGCGGGGGTGAGTCTCATCAATGTCGTCTGCCGTGGCGGGGCTTCTAACGTCGTGCGCGTGTTTGCGGACACCTTTTGTGGGCGTTTGGAACGGCCGAAACATCTTGTCCGGAGTGCAGCCGTCGGCCTTCAGCGGATGGTGCTTGTTTAATAGCGCCAACCGCTTGCTCACCTTTTCCCAGCGCGACACGTCGCCCTCCGGCCGCGACAGCTCCAAATACATGCCCATGCGCAACAAGTTCGGCGGCGCATACAGGATGCCGTCCACTTTGATCGCATCCGCACGAATGTTCTTGAACAGCGTCGGGTCCAGCTGCGTGATGTCGGCGATGCCCACGAAATTCACAAACACTTTGTACGTGCCGTGGTGCATGCCCGACTTGGCCTCCACCTCCGAAAACCCGTTCTCGTAAAACTCGTCGGCCAGATCCTTGGCGTGCTCCAGCGCGTTGGCCGAATAAAAATCGTAATCCGGGATCTCCGTCTTTTTGTCGTAGAACTGCGCCTCCTCCGGCAAAATGTTGTTGATCGCCGTCCCCCCATAACACACCAGCTCGTGCTTCTTTATGAAGCGCTCCACAATGGCAATGATGTCCTTCATTTTAGGATCGTTCGTTTTTTTGGCGCCGATCTTAGCTCCTATGGTTTCAACCGCCTGCTTCACCAGCTCCTGCTCCAATTCATCCAACGTTTTGTAATTGCTCATGATTTGCAATTATGAATTGCTATACACTCTTCCTAATATAAATAAATTTTTAATATGTCAATAAATTGGATTACTGATTACATGCTCGGCAGGTTCAACGCATCCGTGATCAATGACGCGATGGCAGTGGACGCCAGCAAAAAGAACGCCGCGCTAAACACGATCGTGCGGTCAAACGCAGTCATTTCGTGATTAACCCACGGATTGAACCGCACCAGCAAAAACCCGATGATGAAATACTTTAACACATTGTTAAGCGTGTCCAAATACGCCGGCGCCACAGTCACAATGCCCAGCAGGGCTATCGCATACAACCCGTACCAAGCATACAGCACCACATAGTAAAAACGATGTATCCACTCCTTCATCGCTGTCGCGTTTAAACATTGGTAATATTATTTATTTGTATTGTAAAACAGGTGCAACTAAATTACAACCAGATTGCATTGACCCATCCCCACAACAATGAATTTAGAATTATCCAAATTTGACATGCGCTCCATCAGCTTTAGGCCCGACGAAAACAAGGGCCCCGTCATCGTCCTCATCGGCCGCCGCGACACCGGCAAAAGTTTCCTCGTCCAGGACCTCATGTTCCACCACCAGGACATCCCCATCGGCACCGTCATCTCCGGCACCGAAGCCGGCAACGGCTTCTTCGCCGCCCACGTCCCCAAACTCTTCATCCACGACGCTTACAACACAGCCATTATAGAAAACATCCTCAAACGCCAAAAAGCCGTCCTCAAGCAAGTGAAAAAAGAGATTGAAACCTACAAACGCTCCAACATTGACCCCCGCACCTTCGTCGTCCTGGACGACTGCCTCTACGACAACAAATGGACCAAGGACGTCATGATGCGCCTCCTTTTTATGAACGGGCGTCATTGGAAGATCATGTTAGTCATCACAATGCAATATCCGCTCGGTATTCCGCCCAATTTGCGCACGAACATTGATTACGTGTTTATCCTGCGCGAGCCGTACATCGCCAACCGCAAACGCATCTGGGAGAATTACGCGGGCATGTTCCCCACGTTTGAGAGCTTTTGTCAGGTGATGGACCAGTGCACCGAGAATTTTGAGTGCTTGGTGATCAATAACAATGCGAAATCCAACAAACTGCACGAGCAAATCTTCTGGTACAAGGCGCAACAGCACGGGCCGTTCAAGTTAGGCTCTAAGGAATTCTGGGAAATCTCCAAAGATCTGCACTCGGATGATGAAGAGGAGTCGTACGACCCCAAAAACTCGGGTAAAAAAGGGCCCAAAATCAATGTGAAAAAGAGCAAATGGTGAAAAAATTGCTTTGGGTAACAAAAGCGCTTTTGTTGGCGCAAGGACGTTTTTATCTCAAACACATTCGTATCGTATCTCAAATCGGCATCGGAGCCAACAACACTGCATTTATTTCTTTCAGCACATCAGAAAGGTCAAACCCGGTCACATTTGGATTAAATCGTATCAGCTTATTTCCGGCCTCTTTCAGGTAATTCTCTCTGATTTGCTCTTGAAGTGGGTCTCTGTCTTCGTGCCCGTTCTCATCGCATTCCACAACCAGTTTGTGGTCAACGAAATACAAATCAACGCGATATTTTCCCATGACGTGCTGTCGTTTGACATTCAACACATTGCTGTATGCATTTGCAATGAATCCGATTGTTTGGGTTTCAATGCACATTGCAAATTTGACAATTTTTACTTCTTTGCTCACGTCAACAATGTATCGGTTTCGCATGTTGAATGAATTTTTGAATATCTCAAATGCTTCTTCCGTGAGCATGAATGTGATTTTGTTATGACCGCCATATTTTTTGGGCATATTCACTGTTTTTGTCTCAATGTAATGCACGTTTTCTCTGTAATTTTTCTTTAAATGATGAACCAGATTATATTTCTGTCTTGCCAATGACAACAACTCGTCCAGATTTCTGGTGAATTTCGATGGGTTCATTTTTTGTTATATGTCGTGATGTGACTTGTGGTGTGCCTTGTGGCGTGATTTGTGGTGCTTTGTGGTGTGATTGTGACTTTGTGGTGTGCTTTATTGCGTATCATTTCATAAACATTTATCGGTTCATTTCAATTTTTTTATTATTTTTATTTAAATCTTGTTTCACAAATTGTGAAGCAAGTTTTATTAAAGCGGTTTTATAAAACACACTTTCAAAATATAAAAACACTTATGCCTAAAACAACTTAAACAGAGTCCGCCTATGCATAGTATAAACCCATCACCATGGAACCCGCAACACAACAACAACAACATCAGGAGCTGAACATCGTTGAGCTCATTGAGAAAAACCCCATCACCCGACTGTCGCAAGAATACAATGGCAGACTGTTGACCAAAATTCAGGAATCATTCACTGAATTTGAGCAACAGTTGTTTGTGAGTAGCTTTTATTGCTACTTGAACTATGATAAAATTATGGATTTCGTCGTTGATTTGGACAACGTATGGAAATGGTTAGGATTTCAACAAAAGGTGAATGCAATGACATTGTTGGAAAAACAGTTCAAAATTGATATTGATTACAAAAATCTTACTAAGTCGGATGCCCCAAAAATAAAAATGAACGGCGGTCAAAACAAGCAAACCATCATGCTCACCGTTCGTTGTTTCAAGTCGCTGTGCCTGAAGGCCCAAACGAAAAAGGCATCAGAAATCCACGAGTATTACATGAAAATGGAAGAGGTTCTGCACCAAATTGTTGAAGAAGAAACCGATGAATTGAAACAGCAATTGGAACAAAAGAATGCCGTCATCCAAGAAAAGGACTCCGTCATCCAATCCACGAAGAAGGAGAAGCAGCGCGCCGTAGAGCAGGCGATCATTGGCCAGTTCCCGTTGAACACGGAGTGCATCTATTTTGGCACCATTGACAACACGAATGCCGAAAACGAGAAGATGATCAAATTCGGCCACACGAATGATCTTTCCACTCGCGTGATGGATCACCGCAAGAAATACCAAAATTTCGTGCTGGTCGCCGCCTTCCGGGTGCAAAACAAGGTGGAGA